CTATGCGGCGCAGAAAGTTACTGCGATTCTTCCGATATAGTGTTCTGTACCTGTGGATCTCTTTTGGTAAACTTTGGTCTAGCACATCAGCATTGAGATTGTCAAAGTTCAAGACTTGACATGGAGATTCTTTTGCTGTTTTAGTGTTACACCGTTTACTCTGCTCTGGGCCGAAATCCAACGAAGAAATCCGGAGCCATGCTTTAAGGGTTTCGAGTTCAGCTATGTCCATTTTGTTGACCATAGCTATTGAGACAGTTACTAAACTTATGTCGGGTTGTGATATTTGTGTGGAGAAGTTGTTGAAGGCCTCGTGTAAATTGTAAGACGTGGTCAAGTTGGTGTTAAGCCCATGCTTGACGTTTGTACGGCAGAGAAAATCGGCTATGTCCTCGTAGTAGGGTACGCCGGCGTACAATCTCTTGTACATCAGCCCCAAACTTTTGTAATAGTGCATGACCCATCCTCTGTCTATGGCGTCTTGATTCAAACAAGTTGTCAAAGATTCCAACAATTTCTTGATCTTCTGGACGTACGTGTATTTACCGGGTTGATATTCGATAAAATGTCCTGAGCAGAACTCAACGTCCTCAGCAGATTTCCTAACAAATATTTTGGCGTCGAAACCAAAATATTGGTATGTGTTAACATAGAAATCGCGAAAACGCGGGATTGCTGCATAGGAGTCGTCGCCTTTTACCACAAATTTGTAAGACCGGCATCCGGGGGCGCTGCAGTTCGTTAGTGCGCAGCCAGGGCAGTAGTTCTTCACCAAGAAGTACTGCGTCGAAATGTAATTCAAGATTCCATTTCCTAATGACGTGTCCATATCACCGGACCCCCTGCATTCCCAAAAGTCAAATTTGACTCCGGTGCTTGTGTGTCCCTTCTTTCTGGTCTTATAAGAAAAGAGGGTGTCGATGAGTTCGGTGTGACCGGGCATTGATAATGAATAAACCAAATGTTCAAAATAGAGCACAAAAAGCCTTTGTGAACTCTCGTATTTACTCATGTCATTCTCCATGAACCATTCACCAACTAATTTGGTGAATTTTTCACCACATGATGTGTAATCACATGCATTGGCGACTTGTTCTAAAGAGAAGAATGACTTTTCAATCGGCTCTATGATTTGAGCATAGAGAATGTTGAACATTGGGTTTCTGCCCATTATCATGCGCGGAGACTTACCTTCCTCAAAATAGCGCTCCAGTTTGACAAAAGCAGAGATGTCGCTATTTTTCGACAGATCGATCCCGTTACGGACCATCTTGTTGTATGCGTTCAGATAGCGTGAGCGCAGTTTCCCCTTCTTTCGGCTGAGGAAGCCTTCGGCATCGAAAGGTTGTAACGACTTTTTGATGCGTTCCGCTAGATCACTAACAATAAGATCTAACAGTGCCCAATCTAAAGACCCCGGGCACGGGTCAGGGGTGGCTTTGAAGTACCTATTCTCTAGTGAATCCGCGGTGTTATGCCAGCAATTTTGCATAACAATGGTCGGATTGCGGTCCAGAAGAGGTAGCCCGTTCCACTCAAAGTACCGAGTGCCCACACAAGGGGAGACTGAACGAAGCTCTTCAAAAGCCAAAACAGCAGTGAACCGCTTCCAAACACCAAGGTCTTCCCGATGTTTGTAATGAAGGTTCTCACAATTAACCGTACGAGGCCCATTACAGCAATGCCCGGTCTTGATCTGATGACTGGATACACTGTTGCGGCTAGTATGGAATATTTCCCTGAATGTTTCCACACGTGTTGCAAGGGGCCTAGGCAGTTTAAATTGTGCTGCTCGTTGTTTTGGGCGAGTAACATGTCATCGTCTTGAAGATCGGCGGCTTTCTGAACAGTTGAATGGATTCTGTTCACAAACGCCGCGCTAACGCGATCTTTAAGTGCGATTTTATGCTCATCAAGAAACTTGTTGGCCAGTTTCTTGGAGTGTGTCAGCTTTGCCAATCTGTCATACTTGCCACTAATGACGTATGAAACATTCTGATTTAAACGAATGTACGATAGCATCTCCGGCCACACCAATGCGTCTCCGATGTCAGCGTTAGAAAACCCCCCGACGTTGTGGTTGATTGCTAACTTGCTGTCGAATTTCGGCATTGTGAACATGCGACGAATGCGCTCTACCCAGGTGAAACGCCATGTGATCGAAGCAACGCAGTCTGGTATGACTACTGCGTTGTCGATGATGTCGACACCTTTCCCGGTTATGAAACAGTCGCACAATATTAGGTCGCAACTGCCACAGTTCTCGCAGACCGGTGCTGCGCTGGCGTCTATTTCGCCTGAAACTGATTTGACGTGGTCATTGAATTTATCCAATGCGGGTTTGTTCTTAAACCCTTTTTCCACGGCTGTAGTGTACCACTTTGAACGCGTGTACAAGTTGAGGTCCTTTTTGACCTTCTCCCCCGCGAATTTGTCTCCACGAGAGGACCGAGCCTGCTCAGTTTTGGGGACACCTATACCCTTGTCCGAAGGTTTGACCTTATCGGTCTTTCCCGTGCGTTTGCCTGAGGGCCCCTTGTCAACCTTTGGCGGTCCGGGGTTCTTCTCCACTACGTACTCGGATGCTGTGAGCACGTAGTGTGGGTTGCAATTGTTGTGTATCAGGATTTTCGCGAGACGATGTCTGCCATTGGCGAATTTGTACTTTCCCTTTTCCAGGCGAAAACTGACAGGTGGCGCGTCAAATGCGCCAGACATCATGTTTTCCAACCTGTTTAGGGGCAACAAATCACCGTCAACGACTGTGAAACAATCGTCTTCGTCCCAATATGGGTTGTGGTCTTTAAAACCATTGCCCTTGCACCACTTATTGACTGCACGGATGATGGAGACATCCAGCTGGACATCTACCAAGCGGATTACCTCCGCAGTGGGGCAGTGCGTATGCACTGCAGTAGCCACCCGGCATTTTAAACCAGGGACTTGTATTCCACCATTGCAGGTGGTGTTCGCATGGTTACGACTTGCGTTGTCGCCCTGTGCACTTGGATCATAAGCCACTGGGAGGTGACTTACAATACTATGAGAATCCAAGTACTGTTCACGTTTTCTTACAGGATCGCTACCTGGTTGCTTGTGTTGTATCTGGTTCATGTATTGAGAGATAAGAAAACAGCAATCACACTGAAAACGGTCAAATTCCGAGCCTCGTATCGTCCCTTCCTTATTTTCCATTTTCAATGTTTTACCCTTCAGCATTGCTTCGTATTTTACTGTGGTTGAC